GGGGTTGCCGTTCCGTTCGTACCGCCGTTTGCGATTGCCACTTGACCGCTCAACGCCGAGGTTGGGATGGTCGTGGATGCCGTGACTTGGCTTGATCCGTTGGCGTACATATAGCCAGTCAGACCTGTCACTGTAATCGCGTTAAACGCCTCTGAACTTGAGCCGTTGATCTTTTCCCAAGCATTTGTAGTGCCGTTAAAGATAACCCAATCGCCCACCGACCACAGCGAGATGCCATTCAGGGTCGTGGTTCCTGCGGTCGAAACAATGTAGTAATTGTTGTTCGTACCGACAGAGGATGTCAGGGTTGGATTGTTGGTTGAGGCATTCCATGTGCCTTGGTAGGCAGGGGAATTGAGGGGGTTGGTCGTGACCGAGGTGATCTGACCCTGCGCGTTTACCGTCACCGAGGGGATAGCGGTCGCTGATCCGTAGGTTCCTGCGCTTACCCCAGTGTTCGAGATGGCGATCGTTACAGGGGTAGAGCCGTTGTAGCTTGTTCCCGACAGACCTGTTCCAATCGTCAAGGCGTTCGGAGAAGCGGCGGTAATTGTTCCAGACCCACCCAAAGCCACGGCAACACCGTTATAAGTGACCGATGAATTGGTCAGGCTTGAGTTACCGATATTGCTCAGGGTGTTTGATGACCCAGAGATCGTCTTGTTGGTCAGGGTTTGGCTTCCTGAGAGGTTAGCCACTACTGAGGTGTCAATCGCCGCAGTAATCGCCGCAGAACCGTTGTAGGAGCCGCCTGTGATGCCTGTTCCCAAGGTCAAGGTGTAAGGCGAAATCGCCGTGACGGTCGTGCTGCCGCCCAACGAGACGGTGTTTCCGTTGATCGTGATCGAACTGTTCGCCAACTGAGCATTGGTGACCGTGCCGCTCAGGTCTGTGGTCGGGACGGTGGTCGAGGCGGTAAATGGACTAGTCCCATTTCCCTTGACGTAACCAGTTAGCGTTGTAGCCCCTGTACCGCCATTGGCGGCGTTCAGGGTTCCCGATAGGGTAATAGCGCCAGTCGTTGCGGTATTCGGCAAGAAGCCCGTTGTGCCGCCGCTAAATGAGGTTACGCCACCAGTCAGGGAGAATTGATTCCAACCAGTTGAGGTGTAGCCCTCAAATTGTTGTAGGTCGGTGTTGTAACGCACTGCACCATAAGAACCTAGTCGTTGAGCGGTTGTGCCATTGGGTATGGTCGCGCTGCCGTTTCCACTAAAAATGGGATTGTTAGCAATGCTAATCGTTACGTTTGAAGACCCATCACCGCCCGACACGCCAATCTGATTGGTAGTGCCGAGGATGTTTATCTTGCCCACCGACCCACTCTGAATCGCCAAGATTCCAGTGCCAGTGAGGGAGTTGAAGTTCTGCAAGAACGTGCTTAAACCAACCGTGGGATTCCCTGCGGTTCCGTCTGCGTTTGCTATCGTCAATCCACTACCAACTGCGATTGATCGATTGGTGACCGTGTTGATGTTCGTTTTGACCTGAATTCCGTTGCCGCTGCTGTCTAAAGAACTCGCCGCGCCAGTCAGGTTAATTTGCAACGAATTCCCTGCGCCGTTGTCGGTGGTTGATAAGCCAGACCCCACGGCGATGTATCGTGCTTGGGTCAGACCCGAAGTTCCAACGGTCAGGAAGGGATAGTTAAGCGCACCCGCGCCAGAAATAGCCCCAGTCGTGGTCTGTACCGTCACGCCATTTTGGACGATAGGAACAGACTCCGTGCCCGACAGGGCTTGGGCTTGAGGCAACTGAGTTATTGAAACTTGCGACAAAGTTATTCTCCCGCCTTTCTTTTTGCCCAGTCAAGTTTAGCAGCAAGAGACAATCTTTCTCTATGTTTTTGATCGAAAGGCAATCTATTTTTTTGACTTTCGCTCATTTTTTTTCTAGATTCCAAGGAAGCCTTTTTACCTTTATTTGGACTAACTCTTCCTTTTAAAGATTCTTTCATTTTTTTGATTGTTTCTGGAGAAAGTTTCACCCCCTTTCTTGGGCCGGGCTTTCCTTCTCTTGCTTTTAACATTTTTTCTAAATGACCCTCTGGCATTTTTCTGCCACAGGCTTTTTTTCTCATTTTTTCTTTGATTTCATCATCAAATAGTATCTTTTTGCCGTTTGATCGATTATAAAAAGTGCTTTTGTCTTGTTTGAATAGACCATTAATTAAAGCCTTTTCAAATCCCGCGCACAAATCATAATCTCCCATAAATAAAATTTGTCGAGTAAAGTCCTGTGGTCTAGATTTGTATTCTTTGAGCATTGTTTTTGACGAACAAATATAGCCGTCGTCAATTAAACCTAAATGGATTCCGACATAGACCTTTTTGTCTCTATGATCAGACCAACAGTAAGTGAATCCTGCTTCCATTATGGTTGTGTCTCAATAAGTTCTTGGTTGCCATCTTGCGATGGTGTCTGCCCGCTCTGTTCCGTACTTAACACGTACCCACCAAAAGGCTGAGTAACGATGTCGTTCGGATTAACCGCAACACTAACGTCTGGGCGTGGGTATTGCAACGTAATTCTTTCAGTCTGCCGAGCAGGTAAACGGTAGGGGTCTTTATTGTCCGCGCAGCCCTGCTGACACACCTTAAGACCCGGAAAGTTCGGGTCAGGCATGGCTTCGATAATTGGTCTTTTCATCCTGCATCGGTCGCAGATGAAGATCGCTATTACCGCATTGCCTCGTGTGTCTAAAAACAGTGGCATTTAAACTCCTACTTCGTATAAACGCTGATGTTCGGAGCAAAGTAAATCGGAGACTTGTCTCTTTCTTCGTTCTCAGCCATTGTAAAGTAAGTTTGCGCCTGTTTATCTAAGTAATCAATGCGGTCTAACTCAACGCCGGGCAAAATCATCGACATCTGATGCGCCAACAGGAACTGAATAGCCATGTTCCATCGTTGGGGAATCTCAAGCTGACCATTTAGATCGCCCACATCCATAATTTGACGCGAATACCAAATGGTCATCTGCACAAATGGGTCAGATGGGGCAGGCCATAACGTGATAGTAGCTTGGGGAATCGTTCGGTTGAACCAATACTGATAGGGTTGGTTAGCCGTAAAATTCTTGTTGGGCAGGTTGGTGTAGTCATCGCGGTTTAACCGCGCCATCGTCACCTCGGTCGAGTTGTTGCCGACATAGAACTCGGCAACGTTCAAAATGTTGCCAGAAGTCTCGCGCATACGGTAATACTGACACGTTTGACCCGGGTCTATGTCATACCAAAGCCAAGTTCCGCTCACCCAAGTCGTTACGCCTGTGTCTTGGAGTAGATTCCATGTAATTCCGTCAAAACTCCACTCCAAAAGTATATGGAATGAGCCAGAAACGGCAGGAAGGATACCAATTGACCCTGCATAAACAGGATTATTCGTGCCGAAGTTGACACCAATGTACCCATTGGGGGTGCTTTGCGCATCAGAGGTGTAAATATTGTTGTCAAAAGCCAGTCCAACGTTGCCATCAGAGCCAAAATAACCGCCGCCTTGCGTAGGGGTAGGTCGATTTAATCTGCGATACAGTGCATTCAGTACGTCTACACCACCAACAGGCAGTAAATATTCGTATTGATCAGGAATTAAGCCATAAACTTTCTTGTTTATAGCCCAATAATTGATGCCCTGATTGATTAAGTTGCTCAAAACAAAGAACAGGGCTTGTTTAGAACCCTGAACTTGCTCAACCGTCAGCTCTTCAGCTAGTTTCCCCGATAAACGAGCGCCCTGATCAATAAAGTTTTGGACAGTTATTACCGTTTGACCAACCGTTCCGCTGTACGCCATAAATTACCACCCTTTGTGTTTAGGGTTTTTGTGTTCTGCGGTGCTGATCTTTCCACCCTTGGCATAACGACCTTTCAACAAAGCATGAATTGCTTTTGCTTCAGATGCGCCGACTTTTGGTTTTGAGCGATTGATTTCTTTGTCAACTGCCTCCTTGTTGTAAGAAGGTGCAGGTGCATCAATCAGCTTTTGTCTTTCTTTGGGCGACATATTGATTTTTGCCCACGGGTTGTATTCCATAATTTTCTCCTTTACCAACCGGGGCATTTCCATCGTTTCAGTGATGCTTTTGCCCGTTCAGCATCGCCTTTTGAATGTTCAACCACTCCCGACATTCTCGCGCAAAAACTGTCTTTACGCGAGCCGCCTTTGGGCTGTGGAGCTTTGAGATGAGAACCAGTTTCTCGGTTGTACTTCTCTCTGCCTTTTTCGGTCAATCCTGCACCCTTTGATGCCGGTAATTTCTCACCGCGACCCACTGACAGGCTAACCCCACCACCGTGAGCGTGCTTGGCGGTTTTTGCAGCTTCTTTAAAGGCATCCGCAGTAGGAGCGCCCTTGCTGCCAACCTTGCGCATATGCTCGCCTGAGCCATGAGCAATGCGCTCACGCTTGGCGTGAATGTTAGCGTACAGACCGCCCTCTGCCTTGTGGACAGGGAGTTTGCCGTAGGACTTCTTGCCCACGTTGCTCTCCGTATATTCAGCCGCGACAGAGGGTTTGATTCCCACTTTCTTGGCGAACTTGGGGTTGTGTTCAGCCGCTTTCATTAGCCGAAATTGGGCTTTGGATGTTGCTGGCATGATTATTGTCCATATTAATTGGTCAGAATGTCCTTCTGAATCAAAATGCCACCAGCATAGATGTTCGCAATGCCGTTGGAACCGCTATACGCCTTGATTTGATATTGAATGTCCATCTTTTCAGGATGTTTAATCGGGCAAGTGAATGGGAAATCAAACGATTGAACAAAGGTTGATTGGTTCAGAATGTTTAAATGCCCAGTGGTGTTGTCCTTATTGTACTCTTGGAAGGTCATATAAGAACTTGAGGTAAACCCAATGTTGGCATCGCCTTGGATGTAGCTCAAATAAAAGTCATAGCCAGCAGGTACGGTATAGATCGACATTTGAGTCGCGCCAATCCCTGCGTTTATTTGGGCGTACAGAGTGCCGCCAATTTTGGCCGTGATGGTTCCAACGTTTGCGCCGTTGGTTGTAACTATCGCGTTGATGCGGAAGAACGAGTTCACCGTTGTTACGTTGGTGGTTCCGTTCATCGCAATTGTTTCGTTGAGAATATTGTAGTTAGCGTCTAAACCCTGAACCTGCACGCTTAATGCAGACGTATCAGAGGCTGAAGAGCTTACCAAAACAACTTGACCCGCCGATGAGGGATAGGTGTAAGCGCCGCCTGATGCGGTCAAGCCTTCCCAGAGTGGGCCAAAAGCAGACGATCCAACAGCATTGCTGAATCCGAAAATCTGAATAGGAGAGTGACCGTAGATCACGCCACGAGCTACCTGTAGCTCAAATGGCTCGAACCGACCGTCTTGAGTAATTGAACGTACAGTAGCAGTCATTTTTAAATTCCTTTAAAAGAAGGGGAGCCGAAACTCCCCTCTTGGTTTAACACCAACCACCTAATTGCTTGCGCTGAATCTTCCCACCCTTTCTCTTTGGAGTAGGGCTTTTGGGTGGGGATACTGTTACCGATTCTTTCGTCTTGGTAACAGCGCCGTCGTCACTAGGAAGATAACGATTCTTCAGTTGCATTGCTTTGTTGTACAAGTCTCGTGGGAGACTCAACATTGCGTTGCGGAAGTCTTCGTTGTCCTTAGTTTCGGCGGCTGAAGAGTCGCTGACGGCTTGGTTCATGCGTTGCAGCATTGGGTCGTTGCTAGGATCATAAGGTCTAGCAGGACTTGAGCTTTGCGCTGAACTGCCGTCAGCAAACTTTTTTACTTTGCCACCCTTGCGGAAAGTGCCAGATTGCAAGCTATTCGCCACAGGTTTGCTGATGAAGTGATGGGGCATCTTTACTGCCTTACCATCATCTACAACATTACCCCCTGTGGCGTAGGCTTTTTTTGAGGCATGGCCTCCACGCTTGAAACCACCTGCGTTGGCTTCCTTGACTTCACCAGTCTTAGTGCCTTTAACGCCAGCGGTTGAGGTGTTGGCAGGGCGATTTTCCCAGTTGCCGCCTTCATAAGTATCACCCTTCAGATGATCTTCATGTCGGTTTTTACTAGAGGCGGCAGGAATCGAGCCGCCAGTCGCCTTGTGGTGCATCTTGTGGTGTTTCATGCCGTGATGGGCTTTGCCACCATGCTTAAATCCACCAGCATTAGCCATTTTCACGCCGCCAGTGCCGCGCGCGGTGTCGCGGTGATCGCCGTCCACAACGTAGGTGTTTTCAAACTTTCCTTCGTTGCCTTCGATCGTGCCGCCCATCGCGTACTTGCCACCCTTGCACATTTTAGCCATGTGCTTGTGGTGTTCGCACATTTTGGCATGGTGCGCCGATCCACCCTCAGCCATCTTAGCGTGGTGTTTAGCCATCGCCTTGTGGTGAGCGTGCGTGCCTTCTGGGTGACCAGAGACGCGATGCACTTTGCCGCCGTGGGCGTGATGATGCTTCGCGTGACCGCCATGCTTGTAGCCCGCTGGTACGCCTTCCTTAATCTCGCCAGTGCCATGAACTTTATCGTGATGTTGACCATCATCGATTTTGGTTTTAGCAAAAGGCTTGACGCTGTTTTTGAGCGTGGTCTTGGTTTCTGCCTTATCAATCGCTCCACCATCAGCCTTGTGGTGCATACCACCGTGCTTATGATGTTTCGGATGGGCATGAGACATATCCAGCTTCTTGTGATGGTGTAACTCTTTCTCAAGAGCCTTGACGTGTTTGGCAATGCTGCCGCCTTTCTTAGCCATTGGCATTTGTTGCCCTTGACCTTGAAGACCAGCAAGAGCTTTACGCACTTGAGCGGCGCGAGCGGCGCGAATGGCTGGAGCCATCTTAGCCAAGGCAGCCATCGCCATTGGGTTCATGCCGCCGCCCATTGCAGGGGCTTGCGCTCCAGCAGCAGGAGCAGCGCCCATCATGCCGCCGTCCATCTTGTGAGCAACTTTCCCGCCCTTCTTATAGAGTTGTGGGTTCATCGCCTTACGACGTTCAGCCATCGATGGTTTCTTAGGAGACTTACCAGCTTCCGCATGGAAAGCAGCCTTTACGCCATGAGTCATTCCACTAGTGGCATGGTGCATCGAGTGATGACCGTGACCTTCGTGGTGCTTGGAGTGAACCTTGCCACCTTTTTTGAGCTTCAGGATAACTGATGGCTCATCGGTGTACATTTTCACCATTGGTTTAAATTCAGCCATGTCAGCCTCCTATTAGGCTTGAGTTACGCCGAGAGCACCAGTGCGGGTAGCATTGGGGCCAGCAGCAATACCGGGCAGAGCAATAACCACAACCAAACGCTTCTTGCCGTCAGTTGCGCTCGATGGCAGATAAGTACCACGCACATCGCCAGTTGACGAAGTGGCAGGGGTAGTCATATCAGCCGCAGCAAACGTGCCAGCGTCATTGGCTAGGGCGTTGTTCCAACCCACTCGCACCAAGTAACCAGCATCGAATACACGCAATGGCAATCCCAACTTATCGGTCGTTCCGACAGTGACCGCAGTGGTCGTACCGCCAGATACCGCAATGCTGGAGATTTGGTAGAAAGCCTTGTTACCGCTGATCGTAGAACCAGCAGTTGAGGCAATCACTTCGCTCATGGCTTGACCGTAGTAGTCATAACCAGAGACGGTGAAGTTTCGACCAGTACCCGCAGTGACTTGGGTCACGCTAACAGCGCGAGGCGTATCCAATTGGATAACGGTCGTGCCATCAGTACGAACCACAGACTTAGCGGAAGTGCCAGCGGTCAAGGTTAAGTTGCCCGCAGCAGCAGGGGTTTGCGAAGCAGCAATGTTAGCCGCTTGCAAGGTTTGAGGAATTAAGTCCCAGACATACTCGCGTCCTAATGGGCCGACACCAACTTCCATCGGTGAAGGATCGCCAAGACCCGCGTTGCCAGAGGCGTAAATCGTGATTGAGCCAGTGGCTGACGAAGATTGGCTCAAGGTATAAGTACCAGTGCCGCCAGCGCCAGATACAAAAGCTGTAATGTAAGAGTTAGCGGTGATGCCAGTTCCGTTGACGTATTGTCCCAGAACCAAAGAATCACCAGAGTTCATAGCAGTGACCGTCATCGTGGTTCCCGAAACGGAACCAGTGATAACAGCCTCGGAATTGGTATTGTTCGTACCAATGTACCCTTGGGCAGTACCCAAGAATAAATCATCACTAAATTGAGGCATTTTAATCTCCCTGTGGCTTGAACCACTCGGTTGAAAGAAAGGGGCTGCTGTTACACAGCCCCCATGTGATTACACTCCGGGCGTACCGTAAGCGCAACGAGGATCGGTGAAGCCGATGTCGTAACGTTCGGTCGCTTTGTAGCGCATCGTGTCGGTCTCAAAGTCGCCTTCCATCGTCTTTTCCAAACGACGGCGCATCAGGAGCTTGAAGCCCTCTGGAGCATCCGTCTGCACCCACCAAGCGGTGGACGAGGTCAAACGTGACAGGACAGCAGCGCCTTCATCCAACAGCCCAATGGATTTCACTGGGTTGATGTCGTTGTTGGCGTTGCCAGCGCGGAGAACGGACTTCAACAACACTTCCGCTTGGAAGATGTTGCCCGGCGCGACGATCAATTGGCGAGGAACCAATCGAATCTTCTTGCCGTTGTTGTCCACCGCCTGACGGACTTGGATCAGCATTTGCTCTAACGACGTTTGCGAAAGAACCGCAGCGGTCGCCAGTTGGTTGCTGAAAGTGCCGTTGACGATCGGGTGCGCGGTGTTGATCAAAGATACACCGTCGCCGCCCGGATAGGCGCTGTTGAAGGCCGTGTTAAGCACGTTCGCAGCTAACAATTCTTTGGTTTCAACCAAGGATTGCGCCAAGTGACGGGCATAAGTTTGACCAATGCGAATATGGTCGCCGTCTTCCACAAGCACTTTGGTCAGCGCGAACGCTAAACCATATACCTTGTACAGGTAACGCTTGAGGAACAACACACCACCCTGTTGATACGTTACAGGCGTACCGTCAGGCAATTGTGGCGCTGCGCCAAATCCGTAAAGGACAGGCTCTTCATGGTAATTACGAGGAATACCGTCCTCTTCACGGAACACGCGGCTCCATTCGTCCGCGCGTTGATCATAGACTCCATCGAAACATTCGTTGAGAATTGGCTCAACGATCGAACGGAAGTCTGTACTTCTCATCGGTGCTGCCATTTTAAATTACTCCTTAATTACACAACTGCGGTAAAGCTACCGAAGAATTGTGAGTAGGCACACACGACGCGCACGATTGTGTACGCATCGCCCCAAGCGTTATCAACATACGGAGCAAGGTCAACGACTCGCATTTGACCTTGTGATCCGTTAGCGACAGCGCTGCTGGCGTTCAACGTGCAGCTCGACAAACCAGTGGTCGAAGAACCATTGGCAATGTCTGAACTGAAGTTGTACTCGCCACCGATGGAAGATTGAGTCATCGAGCCATTCGCCTGAATTTCATAAACGATGTTGGAATCATTGTAGAAATAGGCGGTGCAAGTTCCCGCCGTGTAAGCGGTATTTGCTGGCCAGTAGTTAGAAACACGAGAGCGACCAGTCGTGTCAGTCCACTGGACACCCGCGAACGCACCAACCCAAGCGCTGCCAGCAGTGGCAGGTTGAATCGTTCCGTTCGTACCAGAGTTTCCAGCAACACCGTACGCAACAGGTTGCCCTTTATAAATGTTCGAGGAGAACCCCGAACTAATGCCGCCAGCAAGCGCCTGAGCGCGATCCAGACCAGAGGGGTGGAAAGCAGGGCGCAAGCCAAACGGAGCTGATACTGCACTCATCGTAACTCCTTATCCCGCGAATTGCGGGGTTCTGTTGGTTTGCTGTTCAATAGAACCGAAGCCTTCACCTTCAACTTGGAGTAACGGACGACCGTTGCTGTCTCGACCGCCTTGGAGATTTTCTACCTGAACCTTAATCTTTTCAGCTTCCTCTTGCGGACGCTCGTGGTGCTGATAAAGCATAATGTCCTGATATATTTCCATCGGCAATTTAAACAATAACATCTCATTGCATGAGATAAATCCAGTGTGTTCACCAGACTTAACTCGATAATCGTCATACCCGGGGTACTCGTCTGCTTTCACAGGTATGTAGCCCATACGCATACGCTTATCAATGCTGTCGTACGAATTCGTGGTGGAAAGCCAGCACAAGTGCCAACCATCCATCGGTGTTAACTTCGGCAATGCTGATTGTGTTAACTCCTCGCTCCACGCCCTGCGGCGTTCCTGCTTGGACATTAACTTTTCCTCCGCCGCTGCTCGGTTAGCTTCCCCGTTAGATCGGTCTTCGCGTCCTGCTGCGTTCAAAGATTTTTTGAGTCTTGATTCCATGATTTATTCCCCTTGGATTAACGTTTGTTGGCACGATCGAACGAAATAAATTGCTCGATCATCTTTTTCTTGCGGACTGGGTTTTCCCAAGCACCAGCTTCTTTCATCGCCTTTACCCGATCTGGGGAAAGGACAAACTGGTTGCGATTTACGCCCCCATAAGCTGCTGATGCTTCTCGTCCGCTACTAGCCACAACATTCCTCGGTCTTCTAACCTCAGTGGAATCATCGTCATCCTGATTGTATAACTCTGGCGCAGCACTTTGCAACCTTTTTGTTAACTCAACCCAATAACCTCGGTTTTTGGGATTGTAACCATCTGCGACCATCATTTCGTCAATCTTTTTGGCTACCTGACTGTATCGGTCAGAACCGTTTGGTTGATACCAAGGGTTCTTTTGCATCCATTCCGTGGCTAAACGCTGAATCGTAGGATCAGGCGCTTGTTGCTGCTGAGGTGGGTTGCGATACTCATGGTCGGCTCGCTGCTTCAAAATGTTGAGGTTGCGAATCTCTTCTTGGGCGTTCTGCCACAAGGTTTGCGCTTCAACCATGCCCTGCCCGTCTTGGGACTGGGTAGCCTCTGCCAACTTCATTTTGGCGTATTCGAGCCGAACACTCGCATCGTCAATGTTCTTCTCAATACGGGTGATGTCGGCAGCCTTGGTGTTCCGCTCCAACATGGACAAACGACGCTTGAATTCCTCATTCTCGCGCTGTAAAGCCATTAATCGAGCGTCTTTTTCCGCATTCGTCTTGCGGATTAAATCTTTTTTCGCCTTTCGTTTATTTCGTTTGGCGACCCGAAGCTCCTCATCATCAGCGTCAGAGGGTTCATCGTCTATTGAACCGCCTTCCGCAGCCTCTACAGGCTCCTTATCGTCATCTTGAGGGTCGTTTTCGGAATCAAAAGCTAAATTTTCGGGCAAATCGACCGTAGCCGAGCCGTCATTTGCTTCAGAAACCAAAAATTCCTCGTCCTTTTGCGAATTTTTGTCATTTTCTGACATTGTTTGTACTCCCTAGATTAAATAAATGCCTTGAATGACAACGGGTTGCCCGTCACCTTGGCAATTAACTCGTGGTCGTTGATGGTCATAAACAGTACAGGCTCATCGTCGCCCTCTCCCTTGACTTCCCAACGGTCACCGCCGTAGCGCGGAACGCGAACGTAGTCCCCTTTCTTCGCCCAAACGCCTTCGACCCACTCTTTCATGGTGTCTCGGTTCTTGAACGCTAGGGGGCCAATTTCCACGATCTTGCCGATCATGTTGTTCCACTTCTCAGCTTCCCTGTCTTCCTCAACGAGGATGATCCCGCCGTCCGTCTTTTTCTTGACTCGCAGCAGTTGAACAATGATCCGACCGCCGTAAGGGGTCATCCCACATTCAGCATCAGGGAAAGCCCACGCCAGTGCTTTTTCGTCTGGCTTGGATTTAACTAGAGCAAACTTCTCTATCTTCTTATCTTCCACATCGACTCCTTCGCACCATACTTTCAGGTGCATTCTTTAAGCGCTTTGCAGCGCAGCCACAAAATTGGAGGGTTTATTCTCCGTTTTTATCCTCGTCTAGTAAGTTTTCTATGATCTCGAGCGTTTGCTCTAAGCCCATATACACACCTACTAGCCGCTGATATGCGTTGAAATCTGGTGGATTCCCCGTGGCTAGGGATTCCTTGATTTCGGCTTGCTTGACCTTAATCCGATTGATTATGCGGCCAATCATTTGCTTTTCTTGCTAGGGGCTTGTGACAGACCGCCGCGAGGCTTGCTGCTGCCATGACCCTTTAAGCTAGTTCCGTTTAACTTTTCACCCATAGCAATACGCTTGCGTTGGGGGACGAATTCGCTACGTTGATCTGCATCGCTCTTAGACATTTGGATTTACTCCTTGGTTGGGTTGGTTTTGGGCAGCCAGTTGGGTTTGGTTATCCATCAGGTTCTGCCGTTCTTCGGACTGGTTGTCCGCGTTGTTCTGAATTGTCTTGTGGGTCAATTCAGCATTCTTAATGGCAATCTTGGTCTGATTGTCCATCTGATGTTTCTGCAATTCGACCTGCATACGCGCCTGATCGATCTGTACGTCTTGCTGATCCTTCTGCGTCTTGCGTTGGGTCTCGGCCATAGCCGTATCTTTGACCACCTGAGCGTCTGGGGGTAACGGTGGGGGCTGATTGCGCTGTTGAGCCATCTGCATGAGTTGCTGGAAGGCAGGGGCAAACTGGCTAAATACCTGCTGAGTATCCAACATAACGTGAGCGCCCGAGGTTGTGTATAGCTTATCAATCTCTGGGGTAAGGTTGGGGTCGTCATAGTTAGCGATGGGCTTGCCAACCGATTGCTCAACGTACCCATTAGCCCGATTGAGATACCACAGGGTCATGTGTTGCTTGAGGTGTTCGATTACGTTGTTAAGGTAATTCGGATCGGCAAACGGCGACTGCCCCAAGAACGGGTTCATCGAAAATTGCAGGTGATCCTGAATGTGAGCAATGTGATCCTGTTGGATGTAGGCATAGGCTGGTTGACCAATGATCATCGCCGCGTTTTCATCCGCAGAGGTGCGCTGCTCAGGGGATGGGGTGTCCTTCAGCAGTTCGTTGATATTCGGAATCTTCATCTGCTTCATAACCCGAGCCAAGACCGTGTTCATGTTGAACTGGTCTGGGTGCTTTTCAGCCAAAGCCAAGATAGCTTGGTTTTGAGCCATGCGCTGAGTTTCGGAGAAGATGTGCGGGTCGGAAACAGGAACGATGTCCGTGTTCTTGGCAAAGTCATCACGGCTAATATCCAAGTCCGTAATAACGTCAGCCTTCTTCATGTCATCGAAGTGCCAGCGGTTTAACCGACAGAGAATCTTCAATACCCGAGCCTGAGCCGAGTGCAGTCGCGCATGGATCGACGAGAATACCGCCGCGCCTTGCTCGATCAGCGCCTGAGTCGTTCCCACAGGGGCGTTCGAGGTGATGTCGGCAATCTTCTCTTCGCTAGTGGTCAGCACGCCCTTGGTGGCTTGATCTAACCATCCCAACAACTCAAACAAAACTTGGGACGGGGGATTAAACGGCATCGGCATGGCGATCTGTTTAATATCCTGAACGCCGGGAGCGCCCTCGATCTCCACCACTTGGGTGACATCGATCTGCTGGCTCTGACCGCTCATTTTCGCGCCCTTGAGCTTCAGCATCGTGGCGGCGTTATTGATGTGGGCAGAGTCAAGCAAAGCCCGTAGCGAGCCTGTGAGCGCGGCTGATAGCCCGCCAATTAAGTGCGGCAGACCGATCGCGTACGCTCCACGCCAAGGGATGAACTTGAACTCTACGATCCAGTCCAGCTTGGTCATCGTCTTGTCTTGCTCTTCCCAGTTGCGGTATAGACCCAAGACTTCCTGATCCAACTCATCAATCATCAGAATGTAAGGCGCGGACTTGCCCTTGGTCTTTTTGTCGTCTTCCAACTCAAGGTAAGTGTAGATGTGATAAACATTTCTCAGACCGTCCTTGTTGGTCTCGAACTGCTTACCCTCGACCTTGTTGTTGGCTTTCTGAACGCCAGACATCTCTAGGCTTTCGGTCGCCTTTACGATTCCGATGTCCCGATACATTCCCGATCGCACCCGTCGATCGAACTCGTACTGGGTAATCTCGTGAATCTCAGCCCCTCGAGAAGCGGTGTAGAAGTTGGTAGCCGCAAACGGAAGGATGATGCGATCGATCGGAACAAACTCCACGCAGGGGCGTTTCTTTTCCTCATCAAACCATAGCTTGAAGTATTGCGAGCCGCCCATTGGCAACTGAGTCAACAGGACTTCCTGCTCGTCACGGAACTCTTCGATCTGCTCGGTGATCTGCCAGTTAAGGTACTCAGCCTTGCGTGAGGCTGAATCCTGCTTCATATCGTCATTCTTGCCAAGAATCTTGGTCTTGACAGGCCCATCGGGTGGGAACATCTCTTTGATGGCGCGGGCGGCAAAGTCCACGCAGCCCTCAGCCATAGCAGGGTGGACAACCTTGGACGCGCCCATGAACGTAGCGCCGCCGGGAGCATCGTTTCCTAAACCCGTGCGTTTGATTCCTTCCTCGTACTGCTTGTCGCGGAGCGATCGGGCTTCCTTGTCCGACTCTAGCAGGTCAAGGTATCGGAACACCAACTGCGACAACTCTCCGCTGTCGATTGTGTCCGCAAGGTTGTCGTAGAACTCAGGATTAAATTCAGGGCCATCTTCCAACGTGATAATAGCCGAGCCGTCCTCTTGCTCCTCAGTCGGGAGGTCAGGCATATCGACAATGGCTGAACCATCGTCTTGCTCGTCTATTTGAATATCGTTCTCGTCCATTATGGTGTCCTGTTAATTTATTGGCATGATAAATGGCGCGGTTGGATCATATTGCTGGTTCAGTTGATTTAATTTACCAGTAATTTCCCAACCTTGAACCATGCTTCCTTGAGATTCTTGAGATGATTCCCATTTTTGCAATTCATCTTGAACTTTTTGTTGAGCGGCAGTTAAAGGAGGCGGTTGCGGAATTTTTCCTAAACCGCCCATACCAAGCATTCCTAACGAGGGCATTGTCGGAACTTGTTGGGGAGTTGACCCTGCCGAAGTGCAAACTGGCGTACCGCCTTGCTGAGGCGTTGCAAACGCTTGGGCGCAACCTAGGTATCCTTGGACGGGCTGAGTTTGAGTCGTTTGTTTAATAACTTGAGGCTGCAAGTATTGTTGGCGATTGGTTTGACCCATAAAAGGATTGGCTGAACCATACGGGTTCGGAGTCAAGTTATTGGTGGGGTTTAGTTGCCCCGTCATCCCGCTAGCCATGCCGCCTAAGCTAGTAACACCCGCACCGCCTTGACCTCCTGCGCTTCCGCAGTTGTTCATGGTGATGTTCAGGTCGAGCTTGCCCGAGCCAGATACGCCGCCACCGCCAGCTTTGTGGACAGGCTTGTGCATCATAAGGGCGTATTGCATACCGTCCTGAGAGACATCGCCGCCTTTCTTTCTGCCAGTCAATTTTTTAAGCATCTGTTGGTATTCGCCAACTTGATTAATGTACTGCTCATCAATTGGTTCGCGGAACCCCGACATCTTTGCCATGCCAAACGGCTGAACGTGACGGCGCTTGGCTTCTGGCATTAATTCGATTTGTCGTCGAGCTTCAGCCATAGAGCGAGGGAAAGCAATTTCAGGCGGCATCATCAATTCAGAATTGGCAGCCACCCTCGAAGGAATGTCATGGCTGTACGTTGGATGACCAGAGATTAACTGTTTCATCTCACGTTCAGGGTGCAATTCCATGATGGTTTTACCGCTTGCGCCTGTTTGTAAATTGCGAAGGTCGCCATTCGTTATGGCATAAATTACATCCTCAGCCGATGGCGTGTTCGCTGGCAAGTTTCGTTTAACCGACAAAATGTGGGCAATCTTTTTTCGAATCTCTGGATTCATTTGCGCTTGCAGCATTACGTCTTCAGGCTTCTCAAAGCCGGGGAAATCTTCAAAAGCAGCATACCCCATCAATGGTTTTCGCATCATGTTGTTTAAATTTCTAAGATGTTTTTTAGGAAACGTCTCAGGCTTTTGGTATGCAAGCAAAGTATCTAAATGGTGCATTGCATGGTAAAGAGAGTCAGGACTCATCTTGACGTACTGCCCATAAACTTTTGCTTCAGGGTTTTGTTCTTTGATGTCTTTGGCTCGATTTACAATAGAGGCCGCTGCGACTAAATCGCTTGCCCAACCCTCTGGGTGTCCATACTTGCCATAAGCATGACCTCCGAATTGCCCAACAGGTCGGCTAAGTGGGGTATCGCCAATTCCATGAATCTCTACAGCAGCCTGCGGGGATTCCGTTAACGACCCGCTAGACATGAGTCCACCAATACTAGGATCGCCGGGAATTCCAATTAAGTGGCTTCCCTTCATTGATTCGTAGTTGACTTCAGGATAAGACTTTTGAGGCGTAACCTCTCGAACGTCAACTGGCAAATTCTTTTCACGAGCCAATTGCCGTAAAGTCTTTTTGTTCGGATTGTCCTCTCCAGACATCTGTCGAGCCATCATCTCTGCTGCCATTTGCATGGTGTTTTTTGATATTGGCTTCGCAGGAGGATAAACAGGCTGCGGCTTATCTTTTAATTTGCCGCCGCCATTTAATCCCTGAACCTCACCGCCACTAGCCATCTGTGGGGGTTGCATAGCGCCCATAGCCCGACCTTGCGGGGTCATCTGAAGCATATTGCCCATCGGGGGCGGCGGTGCTTGTGGAGCGCCCATAGGTGCGCCTTGTGGTTGACCTTGTTGGGGTTGACCTTGTGGCGGCATACCTTGGGGCGCTTGTGGGGCTAATTGCTTGCCCGGCATCTGCCTGTTGGTGTCAATGCCGCCTTGGGGTAGCGGAGCATTGACTCTCGCGCCGCCAACTGGCGGGGATTGTCCGTCCTCGCCGTTGGGGTTGGCAAACATTTTGGGCTGCATACTCGGGGCTTCATTAACGCCGATGCGGGTTGCGTTGGGCATCAGCCGTTTGGTCTTGAGAAGTTCAGCCCGCATTTCATTGATTGATCTAGCCATAGGGGTTGCTAACCCTCCGTCTGCTTTGTGTATTAAACCGCCTCGTGCCGCAAGTAAATCGTTTTCATTAACTCTATGCGGATCAAAAGCCGCAAACCGTGACCTGATTACCGATGGATCGGGAAACATGTGTTGGGTTTGAATTCCACCTAAATCAGACATGTCGTTGATTTCAAGACGGTCATACCCATAGCGAGGCAATTGCTCTACCATGCGACGAGTCATAGGCATACCTGTGGCTTTTGCCATGTTCTCACGGAACCATCCACCTGAACTAGGATCATCTGGATTGAGGTCTGAGACTTTTAGTTTTTTACCTCTTGCCACAATCGGCAACACATTGGGCGCGGCATTACCTTCAC